TATCTGATTTGTTATCTTCGGGATTGAGATTTGCCTCTAAGGCTTTTGTAAGTTTGTCAAAGTTATTTGACGATTGTTTTAATGTTTCGAAATCCATATTTTTCTCCTTGTATTAATCGTATTTCGTGTTTGTGTTACCTGTATAATCGGTATCATTATTATTTATATCACTTTTATGTTTCATTATAAATTTTAAAATGCGTCCTTCGTGGGATTAGTTGGAACGCACCCACAAGCTTCCGGGAAGAGTCCAATATCTGAACAAGATTGGTCCCTACTCACAGCAAAACAGTGTGTCTTCACCCATTCGGGCATAACCCTCACTGCCTTCGCCTTTTGCCCTCTTAAGCAATATTCAGCCAGAAGGAATAATATATTTCGAACTATATTATTGTTACGCATTGTTATTAATATATCACAAATTACCTAAAATGTCAAGCATTTTTGGATAATCTATGTACATTAAATTCTGTATACCTGCCCAATCGTCAATTTCTCTATCAACGAAGTTGTTGCCTTTAATACCATACTTATTTACTTTGTAAAACTTCACATTAGGAAATTCAACAAATAACTGTTTCCACTGATTAATCCAGTTTACCGATGGTATTGGTGAGGCATCTGACAGTCCATAATATTTTGTATCTTTATAAACGTTATTTAATTTGTGTGTTGTACTATTTAAATCGTGTCCTAACATAAACAATCGTAATGGTGATTCTTTATGACAAGCAAGATAACCTGAAGTGGCACCACAAGCCCAACCTCTATCTTTTTCCCATACTTCATCTAACGTATGTGATTTATCATTCTTATAACACCAACTGACATATACGCCAGTGTGATTAATTTCTTTTTGTATAACTTCTTTTGTCAAACCTTTTTTCTGTTTTTGTCTTAATACATTTACTACACCTTGTAAATTAGAACCGTGAAATACAAACTCCTCAGCATTTTCTTTTTGTTCTTTGTTTTCAGTTATATTAAAAACTTCACTTAATTCTTTTTTATCTTGTTCAGGTATTTGTGCTTCTACTACGTGTTCGTACATTATTTTAGGTACTTTAGTCCAACTTCTAAACCAACATTCATTATCTTTAGCATAACCTGATTGATATATTTCGTGTGATATACCTTGGTCAACGGCAGTTAATACATCTGGTTTAAAATCTCTATACAGAGCATTACAACCGTATATCTTACCATATTTTCTAAGTTGTGTCAAGTCAAAATCAATACGACTTTCACCGTTACCAATACAAAAAACATTTTCTATCACAGAAATACCTCTTTTAAAATCATTTTACATTCTGTAGGATTAAACTTCACAAACGACCTAAACTTTTTAAGACGATTGGATATATCTTTCCAAACAACTTTTTCTTTAATTTGTACATCCCAATTCTTACTAAACGCAAGAAAGTAATCCAGTATGACGGCGGTCTGGTAACTAATCTTTTTTTGAATAAGTAATTGTAAGACTCGTGGATGTTGTCCCCCAAAAACGCAAAAACCATCATCAAAAGAAAAGCGCTTAGCATTAAAGTCATTAACAATAACATTACAATCATTTCGAAAAGAGTAACTAAGGGACTCTTTATTTTTTCTGTAAGCCAAATAGGTCTCATTACCATCGTTCCTTAATAAATTACCAACCCATTTCTTTTTATCATATAAGAAGTTGGCAACAAAGAAGTCAACAATTTCATCTTGTTTATACTTCTTTGATAATTTATGAAAAAAATATCTATCATTTCTTTTTGTAAAGGTATCTAATTTACAATTTACTTTACCATCATATTTAAAGAAATCATACTTATCACTTGTGAAGTGAAGTTTGATTGCCAAGTAAATTTTAAATACGTCAAACCCTCCATACATAATTATAAAGGCAGTTTACCTGACTTAGGAAACTTTACCATATTTTTCTCTTGTGCTTCTATTTTGATTTTTTCTTTTAATGATTTATTAATCATTGGTCCCACGGTACTTGTATCAATGTCATTGTTATCACAATACCAAACTACAGCATCCATATAAGATATACGTTTTTCTCTAACGATATTCTCTATTTTTAAACTAAATTCTTTACTATTCATTAATATAATATATCACAACTTTATCGTTTTGTAAAGGGTGGTTCCACTCTCGCATCCCCACCCTACCACTTTATGCGCCTACGTATGCGTCTAAAGTCTTTTGAAACTTACCAGCGTGTGATTTTTCTGCTTTCGCTAATGTTTCAAACCAATCAGCGATTTCATCAAAACCTTCTTCTCTTGCTGTTCTTGCCATACCAGGATACATATCTGTATATTCGTGTATCTCACCTTTAATAGCAGATTGTAAGTTTTGTTCGGTACTACCCATAGGTTCACCTGTAGCAGGATCTCCTACATCTTCTAAGTATTCTAAATGACCGTGAGCGTGACCAGTTTCACCTTCAGCGGTTGATCTGAATACTTGTGCTACTTCGTTAGCACCTTCAATGTCTGCTTTTTGAGCGAAGTACAAATATCTTCTATTTGCTTCTGATTCACCTTGAAAGGCGGCTCTTAGATTTTCTGAGGTTTTTGTTCCTTTTAAACTCATAATAACTCCATAGTTAAGTGCCTGTTTCTGTTACTAGGTACAGGCAAACCCATTACGGCTTTATGCCGCTAAAGCGTAACTTTCGTTAGCATTTATAAGTTTGACATTACGTTGTCAGCGATCTAACTCCAACTAGTTTTTATCAACGGTCGAACCTATATCACCCCCTCAAAGCACCCTTAGGTGTTTTAAGTGAATGGTGGAGGTGGGCGGTATCGCACCGCCGTCCCTATTGACTATTCTCTAGTCTTCAACGTCAAATTCTTCTAGTTCAAAAGTTCTGTACATCATACACAATTCAGCATCACCTGGTACACCAATCACAGCAACTGATTCTGTTTTATCAGTTTTTAAATAATATACCACGGCATAAACTCTTTGACCGTCTTTTACAGCACCTGCTTTACCTACACTTTTATTATATGGTTTAAAATCATAATAAGTTAAATATGCCATCACATTATTAAAGTGACCACACATTATAGGTATATCTCTTAAATATAATTCAAAATCATCTGCCGTTAATTCTTCTGCTTGTGTGTTTTTAAAAGTAAATGTACAACTAGCTAAAAGAATTGTTAATGCTAATATTAGTTTTTTCATAGCCCTTCCTTATTTGATAAAATGAAGGCGCCACTTTATTAATCTTTTTGCTTGATTTTATCTTTGTTCTGTTCTTCATAATATTTATAAAAGCCATCTATCGACTTCATTAACTCGTCCATATAATCTTTCTTTTCTTTTATATGAGCGGCAACAGAACCATCTTCAGCAGCAATTAGCACGACAATTTGTTCAACTGGTGTTTTAAAAGTTTCTTCGTACATTGTAGCATAAGCAGTACACTGTAAAAAGTAACTTTCAATCCAACTTTCTTTTCTTTCTGAATTAGCAGATTTAAAATCAATTACTGACAACTTACCATTGTATTCAGCAACACAGTCAACTTGACCAGCGATTGTTAGTTTAGGACTGTACATAATTGTTTCTAACAAATGTACATTGTTGATTTGATCTACGTAAGGTTTTAGAAGTTTAAATAATCCTAAAGGTAATACACCTCTTTCACTTGGTGTTTGACCTTTGATATATTCTTCGACAAGTCTATGAACAGCAGTACCTCGTCTGGCTGCTCTTCTCATTTCCCAATTGGCTACGTCTTCACCAATTTTATCTCGCCATTGTTGTAATTCTTTTTTCTTTCGGATACCTAAAACCGAAGTTACAGACGGATATGCTTTACCGTCAATTTCATAAAATCTAAAACCATTAACATTTTTGCCTTTGGTTTTAGGTAGTCCTGATTTGTCTAAATCAATAAATTCAAATTTGTTTGCCATAATAACTATAATATATCACCTTTCCATAATAATGTCAAGTCTAAGTTGACCTATAATCCATCAAATGTTCATTAATAAGATCGGTAGAGTTTCTAACTTCTTCCCGCTTCTCCCTTCATTGTGGATCGTATGATTCGTACTTAGTTTTGCCGTTTTCATCTCTAAATGCTCTTAAAATCTGTTTTCTATTCTCACCATCAGCTTTATAAGAACAATGAATCCATCCGCTATTTGGCTCACCAATGTTGTGAAATTCCAAAATCATTTGGTCAAATTCTAAGTTGTTAGCAATCCACTTACATACTTCAGCATTACTCTCGCCAAAGATTTCAAAGTCAGCGGCTTCCCCTTTAGCGTGTTGTGAATTAACACTTGATCCTATTTTCACACATAACTCTGGACTTCTATATCCACTTGATATTGATACCACTTTACCATAATGATCTCTAACT